ATAACTGATTGTTTCACTCATTAAGAACTTCATTCACTATGAAAAAGAAATATGATATAAAAACAACAGATGTAGAAACCCTGAAAAAGTGGTATCATCTGATGACATTGGGGCGTGCTTTGGATGAAAAAGCACCGTCATACCTGCTGCAATCTTTGGGTTGGTCTTATCATGCTCCTTACGCGGGGCATGATGGTATTCAGCTTGCCATCGGTCAGGTATTCACTTTGGGCGAAGACTTCCTGTTTCCTTACTACCGCGATATGCTGACTGTACTTTCTGCCGGAATGACTCCGGAAGAAATCATCCTGAATGGTATCTCGAAAGCGACAGACCCGGGTAGCGGCGGACGTCACATGTCGAACCATTTCGCCAAACCGGAATGGCACATCGAAAACATTTCTTCCGCTACGGGAACGCATGACCTTCATGCGGCAGGTGTGGCGCGGGCAATGGTATATTATGGACATAAAGGAGTCGCCATCACTTCTCACGGAGAATCTGCCACTTCCGAAGGATTTGTATATGAGGCTATCAATGGCGCCAGCCTTGAACGTCTTCCTGTGATTTTTGTGATACAGGACAACGGATATGGTATCTCTGTCCCTAAATCGGAACAGACAGCCAACCGCAAAGTAGCCGAGAACTTCTCCGGTTTCAAGAACCTGAAAATCATCTATTGCAATGGAAAAGATGTATTCGATTCGATGAATGCCATGACCGAAGCTCACGAATATGCAAGGGAAACCCGTAACCCGGTGATTGTGCAGGCCAATTGTGTTCGTATCGGTTCCCATTCCAACTCGGATAAACATACCCTGTACCGGGATGAGAACGAACTGGAATACGTAAAAGATGCCGATCCGCTAATGAAATTCCGCCGGATGTTGTTGCGTTACAAACGCCTGACGGAGGAAGAGTTGCAACAGATCGAAGCTGACGCAAAGAAAGAACTGTCGGCTGCCAACCGAAAAGCGTTGGCTGCTCCCGATCCTGATCCTAAGAGCATCTACGATTTTGTGATGCCCGAACCTTATCAACCGCAAAAGTACAAAGAAGGTACTCATGAAGCAGAGGGCGAAAAGACCTTCCTGGTAAATGCCATTAACGAGACATTGAAAGCCGAATTCCGCTACAATCCCGATACGTTTATCTGGGGACAGGACGTAGCAAACAGAGAGAAAGGCGGTGTGTTTAATGTCACCAAAGGGATGCAGCAGGAATTCGGCGAAGCCCGTGTGTTCAGTGCGCCGATTGCCGAAGATTATATTGTAGGCACTGCCAACGGAATGAGCCGCTTTGATCCTAAAATCCATGTCGTGATAGAGGGAGCGGAGTTTGCTGATTACTTCTGGCCTGCCGTAGAACAATATGTAGAATGTACGCATGAGTATTGGCGCAGCAATGGTAAGTTTGCCCCGAATATAACGCTGCGGTTGGCTTCCGGAGGTTATATCGGTGGAGGGCTGTATCACTCTCAAAATATAGAAGGAGCTTTGACTACATTGCCGGGAGCACGAATTGTCTGCCCTTCTTTTGCCGATGATGCAGCCGGATTGTTACGTACTAGTATGCGCTCTAAGGGATTTACTTTGTTTCTTGAACCGAAAGCATTGTATAATTCGGTAGAAGCCGCCACCGTGGTGCCGGAAGACTTTGAAGTACCTTTCGGAAAAGCACGTATCCGCCGTGAGGGTACGGATTTGAGTATTATCACATACGGAAATACGACCCATTTCTGTCTGCATGCCGCCGAACGATTGGAGAAAGAGGGTGGTTGGAAAGTAGAAGTGATCGATATTCGTTCTCTGATTCCGCTGGATAAAGAGGCAATATTTGAATCGGTCAAGAAGACCAGCAAAGCATTGGTTGTACATGAAGATAAAGTATTCTCCGGTTTCGGTGCGGAGCTTGCAGCAATGATTGGTGAGGAAATGTTCCGTTATCTCGACGGACCGGTGCAGCGTGTCGGTTCTACGTTTACTCCCGTCGGTTTCAATCCGATACTGGAAAAAGAAATTTTGCCGGACGAAGCTAAGATATACGAAGCTGCACGGAAATTATTGGAATATTAAAAGATAAGAATGATGAAAAAGATAGGTTTGTTTTATGCTACCAAAGCCGAAAGAACGAGTTGGGTGGCAGAGAAAATACAGAAAGAGTTTGGTGAAGACAAGATAGAAGTAGTGCCTATCGAGCAGGCCTGGCAGAATGATTTTGCTGCTTATGACTGCTTCATTGTGGGTGCTTCCACTTGGTTTGACGGGGAACTTCCTACTTATTGGGACGAACTGTTGCCGGAACTCCGGACAATGAAATTGAAAGGTAAGAAGGTTGCTATCTTCGGTTTGGGAGATCAGATACGCTATCCGGAAAATTTTGCAGATGGAATCGGGTTGCTGGCAGAAGTCTTTGAAGGGGATGAGGCTACCTTGGTCGGTTTTACTTCTTCCGAAGGTTACACTTTCGAACATTTATAATCCGCAAATCCAAATTTCCGCCGAATCCGGAACGAAGCGTTCAATTTTCAGGCAAAAGAACAAAACGAAGCGTTCAAAAAATAGGCTGCACACAACACTTATAAAGCCGGAACAAAAGGTAAATGAAGACCTCTGTTCCGGCTTTGTTCTTTCATAAGAACACTTTTAGAATGGCATTCTAATACAAATCGAGCAACTTATTTAAGCAGCCATTTTATCAATGTAAGAATCTTGCTTTTTGAATAGCATTATATCTGTGTAACCTGAAGAATAATTCATGTGGGCATTGAATTCTCTTTTTGTGCAGCCTTCAAATGGATTTCCGATGGTTTTATTTGCCCCGATCCACTCACACAATTCAATTATAGATGATTTGTTTGATGTAAAATAAACGAAAGAATGACCTTCGAGGACTTTTAAAACATCTAAGTAATCGGACATACGCCAATACATGTTGTACGTTCCGACATCAGTGGATAGATAAGGAGGATCTATTAAAAACACCACCCCAGGTACGTCTTTATATTGATTATAGACCTCTTTGTAGTCGCATGAAACTATTTCCAGCCCTTCCAAATAGTCCAATGATTCAGGGTATCCATTCTTGCGGATATTGTTATAAAGAACTTCCTTGCTCATTTCCTCCACAGACAACTTATATTTCATAGAGAACATAAGGGATGACGATAGAGTAATGAAGTCCACGTACCCCACACTCGCTTCCTCTTCTTCAATACGCTTTAAAACGCATTCCCTCAGCTTTCCTTTGATTGCCTTATGTTTGGGTACCGAATCCCCTACCAGCGTTCTAATGTCGGCTAAAAGCTTATTTGTATGTGGAATATGAGCCAGCCTAAATCGGTAGTTATCAAAATCGTTATAGACAACAGTGGAAGTTGGTTTCATTCTTTTGGTAATATGGGAAAGTAACCCCGAGCCACCAAACAGATCTACAAAAACTGTATCATCAGGAAACTGGTCCAATACCTTTATAAATTCTTTGGCAAACATTCTTTTTTGGCCCACAAATGGCAGCGGTGCCGACAGATTCATTTTCGTCATACGTTCAATTCAAATTTAATATTCTCAACTCCGGATAACAGTTCCATGGTCCGGTCAATGTTATTTTCATATATATGCACATTCCCAAGGTCAAGGGTTATGGACTTCAAAGGAAGTTCCACCTGCCTTGCCATCAGATAAAGATGATAAATATCAGCCGGAAGCCCAAGGTTGGCATCAGAACTGCGCTGGTATGCGGATAATACCAGTTCCCCCTCTTCAATCTGGAACTGCACAAGGCTCAGGCAGGGTGCCTGGTTGCTTTCCACCCCGGTCTCTCCAAGGAACAGAACATAATTCTTGCTGTTGCGTTTTTCCTGGTTAATCTTGGCTATAAGGGGTGGAAGCTTTTCAAAGTAAGTGGGGTAGCTATTCACAAGGGTATGGCCACAATAGTCCCACCAGGTAATACCTGCCTCCTTATATCTTTCCACATCCCGAATACCCTGCATAAACAGTTTCAATTCTTCTTTCAGTTTCTTTCTGGCTATCCCATGGCTTTCAAATATATCAAGTAAATCAGCTGGGGTCAGCATGAGCCTTTCGTTCAATAGGTATTTGATACAGCCTTTCTTGTTGGTTTGGGTCTTGCCCGTTTGGAGTATCTTGTCTAATGTCTGGTAATACTTATTCATAAGCTATTGATTTTTGTCTGTGCAAAGTTAGCCCCATCAGATAACACAAGGTATCTCCGGCATATTAATCACACTGCACCGAGCGTGCAGTGCTTTCCAAACCGTTTGATAATATCATACACCTTGCGTTCGCTTACTGAATATTTATTTGCCAAAAAAGCCACCGCATAAGTGGTCTTCTCACCCCGATTTTTCATGACCTCATACTCTGTATATAAGTCTATGAATCGAAGGTCATCCTGCTTGCCGCCCAAACTTATAAGCAATTCAAGCGGTTTTCTGTTAAGTTTAAGTGCTTCAAACAATGTCATATCCAATCATTTTTGTACTTTTGCAATGCCAATCATTTTAAGAACCAAAGACACCCAAGTGGCGTGGCAGAGGGCTTTGCCCCCGGTCGCGCGCCGCTTGGGTGTGTCGTTATTAAAGTGATTGGCGTTACTTTTTAACAGGCCGGGGGCTTTTTTTATCCCTCCCCCGAAGGGATTGTCAATCATTCAATCCGGTACAAATCCAAATTGAACTTATCCTTCTTTTCCCAGCCTTCAGCCAGAACCTTCTGGATATACCTTACTGCTTCCGTATAGAAGTCTTTCAGTTCATCTAACTGGGTAAAAGTATAGTATTCGGGCTGTTCATCCGAACCAAACTTAAACGTCACTGGCAGGGTTTCTCCGCCCGTCTGAACGGCCAAATCGTATGCTGCCTTATAATTGTACTGATTCGCCACAGAAAGCCATACAGGAGCACCCTTATAGGTGAATCCGGACAGGATAGCTGCATCAGTCTGGCTGTTATACCAGGACATAACCAATGTGCGAATTTCCTCGCCGGTAGGTTTATGGTTAAACTCCTCTTCCATGTAGGAGGCAGAGCCGTTCTCTTTCTCCTGCACATCCCAGCGGATGCGCCATTTGTCTTTAACCGGGTTCGTGCATTCCATCAGCGAAACACCGGCACTTCCTTCAACTCTTCTCATGTAAACACGTATTTGGTTCTACCTTTGCCGAAGGTCTCTGTCTTGATGGTCGTTTCAAACGGAAAGCCATCCGGCATTTCTTTCACTTGTGCGAGAATATTCTTCATTTCCTCGCTGTTGGTGAAGAACTTCTTTGCATCGCCGTTCACTTCGATGGCCACAATACAGCGGTCTTCTCCCTGCTCGGTCTTGATACCGGTCTCAAAATCCTTCACTACAATCGGTAAGTTTACCAGTTCCCGGATGCTTACCACCACGCCGGGAAATCGCTTCTTGCCGTCCTCCGGCTTGTAAGCGACATTCAAGTCTTTAAAACTTCTCATTTCTTTGCCTGTTAATTTTTTAAACAACTTATTACAGTCGGCGTGTTTCGTCATGCCGTAGAAACTGGCAATCAGTTCCCGCCG